GTCTATCAAGGCTGGTGGGTCTATCGAGGCTGGTGGGTCTATCGAGGCTGGTTGGTCTATCGAGGCTGGTGGGTCTATCGAGGCTGGTTGGTCTATCGAGGCTGGTGGGTCTATCGAGGCTGGTTGGTCTATCGAGGCTGGTGGGTCTATCGAGGCTGGTTGGTCTTATGGTATATCGGCAGGACTTTCAATAACCGCTAAAACAACTATATCATTTGACTTAAAAATATTTGCCGGGGTTTGCCCTTGGCGTAAAATAGAAGATTCAGAAAAGACTATAACTTGCACTGAGTTGTTAGGTAGTGGTGTTGTTGAATATGGGTTATTAAACATAGTTAAAGAGGACAAGAAAGAGCCGCGCACTCTTGTAGTTGATGGTGTTAAATATCAAGAATTAACCACCTAATAAGGATAAATAGATGAGCAAATATACAACAGTAGAAGGCCATGAAATAATCCGAGATGGCGAGTACGAGAATAGGGATGGTGGTAAGGTTACTGTTCTAGGCTTTACAGATAATGTAGAGCATTCGGTAATTGGGGTCTGCCTTGGGATTGCAGAGGATTGGGGTCATGATGGTCGTCATTATGATTATTATTGTAATTACTCTGGTTACGATTTAATGCGACCGTGGAAAGAAGAACCTAAACGATACGATCTGAAGGATATGTACATGGGGTCCTATATAGGCCATAGACACAATGGCCTATATAGGACCCCACCATTTCATACGCAAAAAGAAGTATTAGCTTATAGCAATGAGAACGCAATGGAGCTAATTGCAATAACAAAAGCCGATGCTACAGGTTTCTATGAAGGCGAGGGGGTAGATGATTAACCCCGAAAGACGTTTATGGCGAGAAGTGCTAATACAAGCCGCTAAAGATGCAAGATATAATGTTACAGATGCAGGATATAATGTGTATGGCGCAGAATGGCATAAGTCATGGGTAAGAAGCGGGCATGCAAGGTTGGTATGTGAATTAGCGCATATCGATTATGGTTGTGTGAAGGAATACTTTGATAAGGTAGCAGAAGAGAATCACAGACCAGAAATGAAAAAGAATATGGTTAAGTTTAAAACAAGTTATAAGAGAATAGTAGATGGCGAGTAAGTGCCCCAAGTGCGGAGGCACACACCTTGTGAAGCTATATACATTATATTTAAAAGTATGTGGTGATTGTGGATTAAGGATCGAATGGAAGGTGAAGGAGGCTCTGACTTTTGCGACTATATAGAAGAAGGAATATAACATGGAATTATCACAGGAATATAAAGAAGCTACGGAGCTATTAAAAGAGTTAATGGAAGTCGCCTGTAAACTAACTAAACTAAAGATAGAGCTTTGCAAGCACATCGACAAGATTAAAGATGAAGATGAACAGGCCATGATGGTGGTCAGGATAGATAAGCTTACTGCTGAGTATGCTGAGTTAAGTCAACAGGGTAATGATTGACATAATCACTACATTAGTATAACATTAAGACTTTAATTTAACTACAAAGGTGATGCATATGCCCGGTGGTAGACCTACAGTTGTAACAGAAGAAGTACTCCAGAAACTAGAATATGCTTTTGCCCTTGGTTGTACAGACCTTGAGGCTTGTCTGCATGCTAATATAGGTAAGAGCACATTGTATGATTATCAAAACGCTAATCCAAAGTTTTCGGAGCGAAAAGAAGAGCTCAAGGAAAAGCCTATCCTAATGGCAAGGACTACCGTGGTTATGGATATACAGACAAACCCGGACATGGCTATGAAATACCTAGAGCGTAAGTGCAAGAAAGAGTTTAGCACTAAGGTAGAGCAAGAGCAGTATGGCCCCGATGGTGGACCTGTGCAGAATAGCCTGGTTGTTGAGTATTTAGAGGTGGTGGCTAAGGATGAGTAATGTAGAGATGTTTCCTTTTACAAAACGAGAGCAAGAAGCTTTAGATAAAGTATGTGAGATAGGTAAGTTAAACCCATCTGACCTAGCGACTCTATTGTTTGAGTTAAAACTAGGGCGTGATTATGGTCTGTTTACACCTAGCGATATGGATTTAGTCGAGTATGCATGCAAACAAGCTGTGGAAAACCTGCAATGCGTGATTGATCAACATTAATGCACAGCTCCAGAGGATATGGTCACGGATGAGGAATGACATCATAGAGATAGAGCGCCTTGCAAAGATAGGGATGGCATTGGGTGTATTTAGCACGTTGATGTGCATAATATCTATAACTTGTTTGATTTTATCATAACCGAGACAAAACCAAAGTAAAACCCCGTATATTTTAGCACTTTAGTACTGTAAGGAATACATAATGAATAAAATAGTTGAGCTTAGGTGGCTAGGTGTTGGTGAATTAATCATAACCACGTCGCATAATGTTGTCATGACGGATGATACTGTTAACTTTAACTTGGACGCTAAGCAGAATATCAATTACCAGAAAGCATCGTACAAGTTATACGGTGATAATTTAGATGCAATGCTTCAAGAGATGATTGATAGGGCTACAAAATTTAAGGAAATGACAACAGGACAGTTAAATAGTTGGTCCTAACGTAATGAAGAAAATAACCATACCCTCTACGTTTAAATTCCTACGAGAGCCGAAGCGCTTTAAAGTGTTATACGGTGGGCGTGGTGGTGCCAAGTCTCATAACATAGCTAGAACATTAGAAGTCATGGGCATGGAGATGCCTTTGCGTATTGTGTGCGCTCGTGAAATACAGAAGTCCATCAAGGGCTCAGTACATGCGTTGCTAAGTGATATCATAAGAACTCACGACCTGACAGACTTCTATGAGATACAAGAGACAGTCATAAAGGGTATCAATGGAACTGAGATAATGTTCCGTGGTCTTAAGCACAACACTACCGATCTTAAATCATTAGAGGGTGTTGATATTGTCTGGGTGGAAGAAGCTGAGAATGTAAGCGCTAAGAGTTGGGAGGTGTTGATCCCGACAATAAGAAAGAAAGGCTCCGAGATATGGGTGTCATTCAACACTAAGAATATATCAGACCCCACCTACCAGAACTTTGTAGTTAATGCAGATGAAGACACTGTTGTAAAGAAAGTATCATGGAGAGATAATCCTTTTTTCCCTGAGGTTCTAGAGAAAGCACGCTTGAAGTTATTCAAAGAAGATCGGGAGGCTTACGAGCATGTATGGGAAGGTGCACCAGATACAAGGAAGTCAGGTGTTATATATGCCAAGGAAATGGCTAAAGCTCGTGAAGAAGGTAGGATATGTCGCGTCCCTTATGATCCAGCCTTTGAAGTATTTACAGCATGGGATTTAGGATATGGCAAAGGTAATGCAACATCGATCTGGTGGCTACAGTTCGTTGGTCGTGAGCTTAGGTGGCTAAAGTATTACGAAGCGGAGGGTGAATTCATACCTCATTTCGCTAAGATAGTTAAAGACCAGCCATATAATTACATGACAGCCGGCCATTATATACCACACGACGGCGCTGCTGCTAACGTCAGGGGTGCGTCAGTTCCGACACAACTATCACAGTTAGGTATCCAAACGGTCGTATTGCCAAGAGCAAGTAACGAGGCTCAGATTAAAGCTGAGCGGGAGTCACTTAGTGCTATCATGGCATATTCAGTGTTCGACGAAGAGGGAACAAGGGATGGAATCTTTGGGCTAGAAACATATCACTTTAAGTGGGATGAAGACCGGGGCAGATTCGGCAATAAACCTTACCATGATTGGTCAAGTAATCCAGCTGATGCGGCAAGGTATGCAGCGGTTGCAGTGTCTAAAGTTAAGGGCGCATTAATCAAACCACCAACACCAGATTTCGTTTACGGCAGACATAAAAGGAATACGTGGATGGGATAGTTGACAATAAATAATTAAAGTTGTATAATTTTACACACATAGGCGTAAAGCCATGTCACATAAGCGCTTATCAGGCTGCTGTTATTCTAAGAGGGTAGGATTTTGTCTGATATAGTTGAGCGCGCCAAGAAAGAATTTGAACTAGACCGAGAGTATTGGGAGCCTATATACCGTAAGGCTCGTGAGGATTTATACTTCCTTTCCGATAGGGACGATGCCCAGTGGACTCAGCAAGATTTAAAAGCTAGAACTCAAAGCGGTAGACCAGCCTTAACAATAGATCAATTGACTCAGTACGTTAACCAAGTGGTTAATGATATTCGTCGTAACACCCCATCAATAGATGTAATACCTTGCACTGATGGTGATGTCGAAGTCGCAGAAGTGCAACAAGGTTTAATCAGAAGTATATTATACAAATCAGATGCTGATACATGTTTCGACGTAGCTGCTTCATATGCAGTTAGAGGATCAATAGGATTCTTTAGGGTTGATACGGATTATGTTGGTGATTCATTTGACCAAGAGTTTAAGATTGTAACGGTTGAAGACCCGTTGACGTGTTACCTAGATAGGGAATCAAAAGACATAGCTGGTGGTGATGCTAAGCATTGCTTTATCCTAACTGGTATGTCTGAAGATGACTTCAAAGCTGCGTATCCGGGTAAGGCTACAGATAGCTTTACAGAAGATACCTTCATAGCAAGTAATAGAGGCGACATTGTTGTTGCTGAATACTTCAAGACGGAGATAAAGAAAAGAAAGATTGGCATTACCTTCGATGGTGAAGTTGAAGAGGTGCAAGAAGGCTTTGAATATAAAACAACGCGTACTGTTGAAGACGCAACCATAAAGAGATACCTGTTGTCAGGCTCGGATGTGCTAGAGCAGTCAGAGTTTGTTGGCGGGTTTATCCCGTTGATACCTGTATACGGTAGTCAATCGTGGGTAGATGGTGATAGAGAGATCAGTTCATTAATCCGTAGATCAAAAGATGCACAGCGCATGTTTAACTATTGGAAGTCCTTAGAAACTGAGTTACTACAAAAGCAACCAAGAGCTACGTTTATGTATGCCTCCGGTCAGATAGAAGACTTTGCTGAAGCGTGGGAAGACCCAGATAAATCACCGGCATTACCATATAAACCAACAGATATTGGCGGTAATCCAGTTCCACCTCCTATTAGATTAGATCCACCACAGATACCAGCTGGTATTGTTCAAGCATCTAGAAGTGCAGTTGATGACATTAAGGCTACGATAGGAATGTACGCAGCTTCACTCGGTGAGGCTTCTAACGAAGTCAGTGGTGTAGCTATCCAACGCAGGAATGAAGAGGGTGAAACAGCTACATATCACTTCAGTGACAACCTGAATAAGTCTATTGCTCAGTTAGGTAAGTTGTTAGTGAATGGCATCCCTAAGCTTTATGACACTCCAAGATTAATACGTACTGTTGATAAAGAAGAAGAGACAAAGGTTGTTGGTATTAATGGTCAAATGGCACCAGACCAAGAGCGCACATATCGATTCGGTAAAGATGGGTACGATGTAAAAGTAATAACCGGTGCTTCAT